GAACGCCCCTGGCTGACCGCTGACGAGGTTTTGAAATTCTGCAAGGCAGTAAAAGGAGAGATGTGTGAGATTCCCGCGCTCCTCGCCCTGTGCAGTCTCAGGCGATCTGAGATCGTTGCCCTGGACTGGAAGGACGTAGATCTAAAAGCAAAGACAATCCGGGTGCACCGTGCGATGGTCAAGGGAGAAGACGGGTTCGTCGTGAAGGATACGAACAAGACGGACAGCTCCACCCGCACGGTCCCTATCATCGTCCCGCAGCTCGTCGACGCTCTGAAGGCGCAGGAGGCCAAATCCGGGCGCATCGTTCAAGGGTACCCCAACTCTATGTACTCGCAGATAAACTCCGTCTGTCGAAAAGCAGGGCTGCCAGAGGTGGGCGTCCATGGGCTGCGTCACAGCTTTGCGTCTCTCTGTCACTATCTCGGCGTACCGGAGATAGAATGCGCCCGGCTCGGTGGATGGTCAGATCTCGGCACGATGAGAAAAATTTATACACACATTTCCGAGAGCCAGCTGACAGATGCAGCTACGAAGCTGATTTCCCATTTTGAAATGGGATAATTTTTAGCAGTTTTCGTGTGCAGTCGTGTGCAAACGGTTTCCAAATCTGCAAAAATGTGTTCATATCTGCAAACTTCTGTTCAAATGTGGAAAGCCCGCAATCCCTTATAAGACAAAGAAAAACCCGCAATCCGTTATGGACTGCGGGTTTCCTGTTTTGGTGCGAGAGATGGGACTTGAACCCAACTAAAACCCTTATTTTATGCGGGTTTCAAGGCTCGCGTGTGCAATTTCGTGTGCAGTGAACTTATTTCACCGGGATGCGGATGAGGTCTCCCACGTGGATCACGTCCGGGTTCTTGATCTGCGGATTCTCCGCCAGGAGCTCCTTCAGCGTGATCTTGTACGACTGCGCGATCTTGCCCAGGGTGTCCCCGGCCTTGACCTTGTAGACCACTACGACCTTCGGCATATCTATCCAGCCGGTCACCTGTCCGGAGATCCCCACTCGGCTCTTGCTGTTCGTGATCCGGATGCGGTTGTTCACGGCGGAGCCGCCCCAGAACCAGTACGTGCCGGTGATCGTGGAGGATCTCTCCTTCACGGTGGCGGATGCGTACAGAGGCTCGCGAGACAGCTTCAGCTCCGCACCGGCTGACAAGATGAGCTCCGGCTTCACCTGCTCCTTGGCGGCCTCGGCAGCTGCGTCGATCGCCAGCTGAGAGGAGACCTTCGTGGCGAGCTCTCCGAGCCTGTTGTACAGCCAGTCGCCTGGGCAGGACTTGTTCGCGAACCAGCGGTGCACGGTGAGCATCATCTCGTCGTCCTTCGGCTTATAGGCCAGGGCGGCGGTCTTGTCCTTCACCCAGATCAGCTTCGTCTTCCCGTTGCGCTTGCAGATGTCGAAGCAGAGCTTGATGAGGGCCTGCCACACGGCGGGCTTCATCTCGTACGGGGCCTTCGTGTCGCTGGCGCACTCGATCGTCACGGCCCGCTGGTCGTTGGCTGCCGAGCTGGAGCACCAGCTTCTCTTCGACTCGTCGACGTAGAGCCCGATGGCTCCGTCGTAGCCGATCCCGTAGTTGGACGATGCCTGCGTGCTTGACTTTGAAAACCAGTTGCCCAGATTTCTCGCAGACATCTGCCCAACCACACAGTGCGGTGTGATCCGGTCGATCTTCATCGTCCTGGTGCCGGAGTTGTTCGGGCTGAGGACGGTGCAGCTTATCAAAGGACTGTTACTCATCGTCATCACCCTTCCCACCGGTCAGCTCGTCGAAGGTCTCCTCGGTCACTTCCGTATCTGCCACTTCTTCAAGGGTCTTCCCCTTCACTTTGATCTCCTTCATGATCTTCCTCCTTCTTGTTGTAGCTCTTCCTCAGTCCGATGACTATGGCCCCCAGGAACGTATCCACGGCGGCGATGGTGCCCACGATGGCCTCCGCATAGGGCCAGCCCCAAATGTGCGCCAGAGCGGCGTACAGGGCTCCCAGCGCAGGCAGGATGATCTCCGCCACGAACCGCAGGGCGTCGAAGGCCTGGTTCGTCATGGCTTCTTCTCCAAAGTCGCTATCCGGTCAGCCAGTGCGGCGACTGTCGCCTCCAGCACCGGGATGCGGCTGGCGAAGTTGTTATGGCTCCGCACCTCTTCCGTCAGCGTGGCGAGCTTCGTCTCCTGCACTGCCAGCTTTGTCGTGATCTCGCTCCTGGTCTTGGCATTGGTGCTGATGACCGTGATCACCGTCACAAGGATTGTCGCCGCGCCAGAGATAAGGGCGGCTATTACTGCGCTGTTCATACGCTCACCTCACAAAAGGATTTCTGCCATTATCGGCAGGTGGTCGACCTCGTCCGTCAACCCGTCGTTGAGTTTCGTCGTGTCCGTGTAGGCGTCGGTGATTTCGATGTTCGCCGACGTGTACACCGTGTCAAGGCACAGTTTCCGCGCCCCGCCGTTCTTTACCTGCGTACACAGGAATCCAAACTCCGTAAAGTTCGCCGAGTGGAATCCCTCGTCGATAAATGGCTTCACGTTGTCGATGTATTCCTGCGACGTGGTCGTTGCAGACGTCGGGTCGTCGTAAACGATGACCGTGTTGAAGTCGCCGCAGCAGAGGAACCGCGTCTGGTCGTCGAGGAAGTCTATCAGCTCCGCGATTTCCGCGTCCCTGTCTGTCTGCGTCAAGCCGAGGTGAGTGTTTACCACGGTTATCGGCGTCCCGTTGACCGTTACCGTGCATGAGTCGTAATACCGCGAGGCTTCGCCCGTGTACAGATGCACGGTGTAGTCGCTGATTGGGAACTTTGAGCAGACGCACCGCCCGAAGTATCCGCTGTCCCCGCCTTGTTCGTGGATGTACGGGAAGTACTGCTCCAGAATGGACTTCGCTGTTCTTCCCGCCTTGCTGAAGACTTTCCAGTACTCCTGAATACAGAGTATGTCGGGGTCGTCTTGCAGAAGCATCCCGTTCTGCAAGGCGTAGTAGTCGGCATCTTTGGCGGCTGGCACATTGTCACCGCCGCCGACGTACCATTGTCCCACGTTGTACGACATCACTTTAAGCGCGGGGTATACCTTTGTCCCGTCCTTTGCGTATGCCGCGCTTAAAAGCTGACCGTCGACGCCATAGGCACTCAAAACCTTTTCGCCGTCTGCGTCGTAAATCATGACCAGTTGCCCACCTCGTAGAAGTGCCCTGTGCCGCCGTCTGTCGCGACTGTCGTATTGCTCGCCGTGTAAAATGCTTCGCCCACGATGTCATACATACCAATGATGGAGTCGGCGTTCCTTACGCACGGCAGATAGTGCCCTACCAAGTCACCGCTCAAATCATAGAACTTGACATAACCGATCTGGAGTTTGCCGATAACAGATATTGCGTTTTCCGTGTTGTCCGTGGCGTTGGCGAACAAAGTGGGTGCGAGGTTAAGCGTGTTGTTGTTTGACCATGTCACAGAGATTGCCGCGTCGTCGTTTGCCTGTACGCTGGACGGTGACGCGCTGGTGTTGTTGAATCTCGCGATATTTACAGCCTCTTCTGTGATGTTCGGCCTTTGTGAGTCCCCGGACGGAGTTGTACCGTGGAAGTGCCAGCTCAGTTTCCCTGTTTTTGCGTACATCGCGTAGGAGTTCGTCGAATTTGTTCCAATACGCCGTCCAATCAACCCGCCGCCGTCGTTGTGCCCGGAAATAGGCTTGAACTGCACTTCCATGCTTAATGCGTTAAGGTTGGCGTACTGTTTCAGCACGATAAGGTTCGCAAACTGTGTGTTGTCATGGTTGGACGGACTTGTGACGTAGTCGTATCCCGTATAGCCCGAGGGCAACGGGCTGGACTGCGTCACCGTCACCGTGAACGTGGTGCCCTTGCCGCCGTAGAAGACGTCTATGGAACTGGTGCCCTCTGTGAGAGTGCCGGACAGCGTATAATCTGCCGCCGGGACTGTTTCGCTGGAGCTGTCGCTGTAGTGCGCCGTCACGACCAAGTCGGTCTTTAGGCTGTCGAGGGAGTCGGTGTCGTAGACCGTGCCGGACTGCGTATAGACGGCGGAGATGGAGGACAGGGTAGGAGCGGCGGTCACCGTGACGGAGAAGCTCGTGCTCTTGCCGCTGTAGGTGACGACCACCGTGGAAGTCCCCACCGTGAGAGACCCGGACAGCGTGTAGTCCGACGATGACAGGGTCACGGCGGAGCCGTCGCTGTAGTGCGCCTTCACGACGAGGTCAGTCTTGAGAGAGTCCAGCGAGGTCGTCGGGTAGACGGTGCCGCTCTGCGTGTACACGGCGGAGATCCTCACCAGCTCGGCAGGCGGGAAGAACAGGTCATACAGGGCCTGGTAGTAGTCCGCTCCGTCCGGATCTACCCAGGCGACGTGCTGGAAGCAGTCGAGGATGGCCTGCTTTATCTCGTCCGAGAGGCCACCCCGTCCGCTCGTCGGTTCGTAGCCGACCGGGATCGCGCCGAGCATATCCACTTCAGCCGGAACGCTCAGGTCGGTCACCGCCAGCTCTGCGTTCAGCTCTACCATCAGGTGATCACCCCGTCCTTGATGATCGCGTCCGTGGGTACCTGCACGATCTTCGTGCCATAGGCCACGCCGTCGTCGAGCCACCGGAGCTGGATCTGCGTCATCCGTCCGGCTTCCAGCATGAGCGTCTGCGCCTGCGTCAGCGTCGCGGATGCGGTGTTATCCGACAGCACCAGGTTGTTGATGGACACGCTGAAAAGCTCCTTGCAGTTCTGCCCGAAGCTCATATAGGCCGCAGTCGCGGACGACAGATCTACGTCATCCGGCAGCGTGAGCGTGACGGTGGGCGTCGTTCCTCTAAGCATTGATATTCCCCCTTAAAATTCGCCGTTATATGCGCCGATGACCTGCCGGATCGCGTCGGTCAGGTCAGCCTTCACAGAGCCGACGGTGATTTTTTCGTACCTCTCCTTGAGGCAGTTGTACTTGTATGCCATCGCCCTGGCTGTCGCGTTGACGCCCAGGGCGGTGTACTTGATGGTCACGGTGTCGCCGAGATGGACGACCTCCCGTGCGTCTCCCTCGTACTCCTGCGTCTGCCACAGAGGCACGAAGTCGACGTCGAGGGAGATCTTCGGCTGCCAGGTGACGTTGTTGTCGAGATAGGCCTGCGCCGCTGTCCTCAGCTCGTTCTCTGTCGGTGCTCCGGTTGGAAAGTGATCCGTGAGATCCACGGCCTTGTACACGTTCCAGAACAGGGACGGCACGTTGACCAGTACCTTCTCCGGCAGATCCACCAGCCCGTCGTCTTCCGTGTAGTAGTACGGGTAAATGGCCTTCACCATGTTGGAGCCGTCCTCGTCCTGGTGCAGGCTCTTGATGTTCTTCCCGTACTCGATCGTCACTCCGTTGTCCGCTCCGATGCGGTTCTCCAGCGTGATCGTGTAGTTGTCGAAGTCAAATTCGCCGCCGTACACGTCCAGAAGAGACCCCGCCTGCCCGGCCATGAGCGACCACACGGTATCCGGATGGACGACCGTGAAGTTCGAGGCCGTGGTTCTAGTTGTGGAAAACGTGAAGTAGTTGGACGGGATCGAGTTGGAGATGATCCCGGAGAGCGCGTTCTGTATGCCTGACGCGGTGAACGGCTCGCAGACGATCCCGTCGAGGTCGTAGGCGATGTGCCTCGCGTAGATCGTGACGATGCCGTTCAGCGGCTTCGTGATCTTGTAGATGCGGAACATCTGCCTGCCGGTGTACTCGTCCGGGCTGACGTATAGGATGGAGCGGAGGGCGATAGACGAATACAGCACCCCGGTGATGGGGTACTGCATCGTCAGCTCATATATTCCGTTGATCTCCCGCTCCACATAGCAGGAGATCGTGTCCGAGAGTTCCTTCTCGTAATTGAGAGCAACGGTAGTAGACGGCGGCGTGCTGTAGTTGCCGTCGCCGAAAAGCCAGGGCCTCACAGCGTCCACCACCTTGGCCGGATGCTCAATCCTACAACTTCGCTGGCAAAGGACACGCTCACGGACGGAGGCGTGATCTCGAAGAAGTCTCCGTCGTCGAGCGTGAAGTACTGGGAGACGCTGCCGTTCAGCCCGTATGTGATCTCCCGCTCCTCGCAGTCTATGACCAGAGGAGATCCCTCGTCGTACGGAAGGTTGGCAAACGAGATCGTCCTGCCGCCAATCGTGACCGATCCGCTTCTCTTCGACCCTCCGGAAGTTGCGAGATAGACGCTGACTCGTGGGCGCGAGATCGACTCCGCAGGGACGTTGGAGATCGTTCCGGGTGATGTGAATGTTATGCCGGTGTCACCGCTGTCCAGGTAGAACTGGGGCCAACAGTCGAAGGTGATGTCGAACCTCGCGCTCCTGTTGTAGGGGCCTGGCTTCGGCTTAAGGCCTCCGATGATCCGCGCCTTCCTGTATCCGTCGGGGTGATGTGTGTCCCACAGGTTCCGGTACCCGGTATACCTGAAAAACGCCTCTTTGAATTTGGCGAAGTCTTCGAGGAAGTTTCCGGACATGAAGCACGGGTAGGTGATCTGTATGTTCTTCCACCTTCCGTTGTCTATGGACAGCGTCCCGTTCCTCCCTGGGATCTCGAAGACGTCCACGTCCCGCTCCGGCACGACAAAGGAACCCTCGCCGGAGATCCAGACTCCGTAGTCCTTGGATTTATACGGGCCGAACTGGAGCCACTCAAAATGCTGATGAATCTCGTTCACGCCAGGGCCGCCTCCCTTCTCTGGATCTCGAACGTCAGCCGCTCGGATATGGCTTCCGCCAGCTCGTCCACGTCCTGACCGGCTGCGCCGTTCACTGTTATCTCTATCGCGTAGTTGTTCTCACGGCCTCCCGCGCCCCGTACCGCGCTTTCGATCATCCGGTACATCATGTTCTGCCCGATGACGATCTCACCGCCTGAGCCGTCTCCGAAGCCCTTGAGCCCGGAAGCGGTGGACAGGATCGTGGGGGAGGTGAACATCATCGGCTGGCTGTAGGCCTTCTTGTACCAGCTGACCGAGAAGTGCGGGATGCTCGGAGGATTGAGCGAGAACTTTCCGGTAATGCTGAAGTGCGGGAGCTTGATCTTCGGCAGGCTCCAGTTGAAGTTGAAGAAGCTCTTGATCTTGTCGAGGGCGTTCTTGATGAAGGTCTTGATGGACTCGAAGATGCTCGTGAACTTGTCTTTGATGGCCTGTAGCTTCTCCCTGACCTTGTTCAGCACCTCTCCCAGCTTCCCGCCGGTCGCGTTGTTGATCGCCTGAAAGGCGTTCGTCCACAGGGCTTTGTAGCCCTCTGTCGCCGTCTGCAGGATGCCTCGGATGCCTCCGCCGTTCTCCTGCACCTTCTGTTTGATCGCGTTCCACGCTGTCGCGGTGTTCTCCTTCAGTGTGTTCCACTTATCCACCACGTTCTGCTTCACGCTTTCGGCCACGTTCGAGACGGTGCTTTTCACGTTTTCCCAGGCGTTTTTCGTCCAGTCCTTCACGTTGTTCCAGGCGTTCGTCACCCAGTTCGCAACACTCTCTGCCGCCTTTTTCACCGCGCCGGTGACCTTCGACCACACGCCGGAGAACCACTCCGTGATTGCGCCCCAGTTCTTGATGACAAGGATCACAGCCGCGATGGCTGCCGCTACCGCTGCGATGATGATCAGCACCGGCCCCAGGGCGATGTTCAAGGCACCGACCACAGTGACCAGAGAACCGAGCAGGCCAAGCAGAGGCCCGATGGCTGCCACTATTCCCCCGATGATCAGGATGGCGTTCTGCATCTCCGGGGAAAGTCCAGACCACCACTCGGCGATACTTTTGATCACTTCAGCGATCTTTGTCAGGGCGGGAGCCAGGGCCTCCAGTAAAGTGCCTCCGACGTCCGCTCCGAGCAGCTTCAGCTCGTTCAGCGTCGTGGTGAACTTGTCCGCCGTGTCCATCGTGGCCTCGTAGGTCTCGTCCACGGTGCCCATCGAGTCTCCGAAGACGCGGGAGAAGTCCGTCAGCGACAGCTTCCCGGTCTTCAGTGCCTCAGCCAGGGCCGGGCCTGCCTTGTTCCCGAAGAGATCCATCGCTTCCTGGTAGGCCTCGGTGTCGCTCTCTCCGCTCGTCAGCGTGTCGGACAGATCCTTCAGTGCCTGGTCGAGCGGTTTCCCCTGTTTGGTGGCGTTCTGCATGGCCTTCTTCAGGCCTGCCATCGCCGCAGAGGAATCCACGCCGGCTTTGTCCAGTTCTCCAACGAAGCCGGCAGCCGTGTAGATGCTCATGCCCATCTCGTCGAAGATGACCTTGTTGTCACCGACGATCTGGTTCAGCGTGTCCACGCTCGTGCCGGTATCCTGCGCTACTTTCGCCAGGACGTCGAGGTAGTCCCCGGCCTTATCGGCGGACAGGCCCCACGCAGCCATCGCGTGCTGGGTGCTGTCTACCGCGTCCACCACGTCGGCGTCCGTGATCTTCGCGAACTTCAGGAACTTCTCGGACAGGGCGTCCGCCGCTTCTCCGGCGAGCCCGAACCGGGTGTCCACTTCTCCGACCGCTTTCGCCGCGTCCTCAAACGTGACCGGCATCGTGGTGGCCAGCGACTTGACCGTGCTCTCCAGGCCTTCCAGTTCCGTGCCGGTCTTGCCGGTCATCTTCACGAGCTCGTCCATAGCCTCGTCCACTTCGGTGAAAGCCTTCACGGAGAGGCCTGCGGCAGCCGTCAGCGGTGCGGTGACGTACTTCGTCATGCTGGTGCCGACGTTCTTCATCCCTTCGCCGACGTCCTTCAGCTTCTGCCCGACCTCGTCGAGCTTCTTCTTCATGTCGTCGAAGGGAGCCTTCTTGATGGCCTCGTTCAGGTCTTTCTGCTCCGCCTCCATCTTGTTGAGAGCGGTCTCGGCTTTCGCCAGCTGCTCCCTCAGCTTGGAGGTGGCGGCACTGTTGTCGCCGTAGGCTTCCTTCGCCTTGTCCAGCTGTTCCTTCAGCGTCTCGACGTACTTCTTCTGGTTGTCGATCTGCTTGTTGAGGTTCTCCATCTTTGCCTTCGCCTTGTCCTGGGCGGAGGCGTTTTTATCAAAAGCGGACTCGGTGGCCTTCATCTCAGCGGCGAGGGCCTTCTGTTCCGCTACGATCTCCATGATTGACTTCTTGTATTCAGCTTCGCCTTCGAGGCCGATTCTTACGCCAATGTCAACGGCCACGCGATCACCTCATCTTTATCGCTTCATCAAAATCTGTTACTCTCTGCTTCTTCGGCACAGCGTGCCCCTCATAGATAGAAAGGCAGGCGATCATGTCCATCATCTCTCCGTAGAGCGTGTCCAGGATCTCCTGCCGTTCCATTCCCAGTTTTCTGCCGTAGAACAGATACCACGACAGGTTGAGCTTTATTCGCTGGCCGGTTCCCCGTTTTTTCCCTTCGGGGCCTCCGCCTCCACGGTGACCTTCCCGTCGGCGTGGAACACTTCGACGCCTGCCATGACCAGGGCCATGAGCGTCTCCTCGTCCTCGTCCATGAGCTCTTCCTTCGTCACCGGGTTCGGTATGTACGCCGGGTCTTCGCGCTTCCTGTGGAGCTCGTAGGCCTCCGAGAGGGCGCAGACGAAAGCGACCGCCGCGTCTATGGCCGTCACGATGTCCGCGCCCAGAAGGTCACCCAGCTTGCTGATGTCCCGGTTCGGGCAGACCTCCGCGATCTTAGTTGTCGCCAACACAGACCGCCGGAAGCCGACCTCTCTGCCGTTCAGTTCCATCCTGTTCTCCTCCTTCGAGTTAAGCCGACGCCGTCAGGACGGCCTTGATCGCGTTGTACGCAGCCGCCTCGGTGCTCTGGGCCGCGCCGATCATGCGCCAGGCGTGGTTCGACGTGTCGTCTCTCAGCACGGTGGCCTCCAGGGACTGGGTCTGCCAGTCGATGGACTCCTCCTGCGTCGCCGCCGTGATCTCCGGATCGCTGAACTTGCACTTCCGGATGATGATCGGGACGTAGGTGGTGGTGCCCGCTTCCATGTACCGGGCGATGAAGCCGACGCCCACATAGGGCACGGACGCCTGGTCGTCGTACACGTCGAAGGTCACGGTGCTGCCGCTCACGGCGACCGCCTGCGTGGTGGTCACGCCGGTGATGAACTTCATCGCAGCGTCTTTCAGGCCGTCCACCGTGAGGGTGAGCGTGCCGCTGGAAAAGGCCTGCGTGTCGGTCTCGGCCAGCACGTTGTCCGCGTAGAAGTTGTTGTCGCCGCTTCCCTCGATGCTGAGGGTGACGTCGACGCCTCTCGCGAGCGGGATGCCGCCGGAGTAGCTGACCGCGCCGCCGCTCTCGGTGTACTTGGCGACCCAGGGCATACTAAAGCCCGTACAAACTCTGCCGTTTGCCAATTTGTTTCACTCCTTCAAAAGAAATGGGAGGCCGTCAGCCTCCCTTACTGTTGCATCGTCTCGTTGATGCCTTCCTCTATGATCTCCTTCATCGCTTCCTCCGCATTGGCTTTCTGCGCCCTCACGGCCTGGTTGATGAAGGGATGGCGTTTCATGTAGGTGCTCCCCGCGTTGATGGTTCGCGCCATCATGGCGTTGGGGTGCCCCTTGGGGTACTTCTCGGTGACGTAGTTGTTGTAGCCGTCCATGCCGATCTTCACGTTGATGAAGCCGTTCTTTGTCTGCTTCCTCGCTATGCCGAGACCTTCAAGCATTCCCTCGATCTCCGCAGGAACCGGATCACGGACTTCGCCCTTCCGGAAGTTGTCCGTTTTCACCGGCAGTGCCTGGATGTTCGCGTGGATCTGGTCGGCTACGATTCGCGCCCCTTCAAAGATTGCCTTCCCGGCGAGCCCGTCAGCTCTGTATCTAAGGTCTCCGAGCAGGGCGATGTAATCCGTCATGGCTTTCCCGACTGTGAATTTAGCCATCAGCCGATCACCCACAGCCACTGAAAGTGTATGAGGTTCGTCTCATCCTCAAACTGGACGGAGTCCAGACGCCAGCCGAAGGGGATCTCCCCCTGCAGCTCGTAGAAGATCGCCTGGATCGCGTCCACCCGCTCGTCGTACTCCAGCTTCGTGTAGTAGTCGACGAACCCGGTGACCGCCTGCTCTTCCTTCCGGTCGTTCGCGTCGAGCGCGGAGTCCTCTCCGTCTTCGCCCCACACGATGAACGGTGCGGACATATTGGGCCGCCAGTAGTGGTACACCTGGCACGTCAGCACCCCGGTGTCCGAGCCCTCCGGCGTGACCGTGAGGCCGTCCACGAGTGCCGCGCTAAGTTTCTGCAGTTTCGTCTGCAACATCGTAGAAGTCCTCCAGTCTTACCAGCGTGAGATCTACGGCGTCGAGATCCGGCTGTTCCTGCACCGCGTCGATGCGGTACTGGCAGCCGTCCTCCAGGATCACGAACATCGCCCGTTTCGTACCCTTCGGCACCGTGGGCGTGTTGTAGCACCTGGCGAGGACGTCGACGGAAGCGTTCGCCCCGCGTGCCGCGTACAGCCGCGTGACGCCCACCGTGCGCCGCCCGTAGTAGGCCGTGCCCACGGAAGCCAGTTTTTCCACAGGCATCCGCCCGGCGTCGGCTACGTTGGTCAGCTCGTAAAACGTAAGCAGTCCGTCGTCTCTCACTGAACGTCACCCCAGTCCGTGTAGCCGGTGGCCGTCTGGAGCTGGGCCTTCTGTTCGTCGTATGATCTCTTGAGCCAGTCTCTCTGTGTGGCGTCGATGCTGATCCGGTTCATCGCGCAGTAGGTGCAGACCGCCCGCGTGATCAGCGGGTCGTTCTCCGGCTGGATGACTCCGGCTATGCCGAGGTCAGCCTCTGCCGCTTCAATGAGCTGAAGCAGATCAAAATCGAACGCACAGGTCGTGATGCGGAGAGCCGCTTTCACTTGTTCGAGCATTTAGCTCTCCTCCTTTAGTCGATGCGCCACCCTATGCCCAGCTGCTGCTGATACTGCTCCCGCATCTCCGGATAGATCGTGACGTGCCCGATGTGTCCCAGCCTCACGGTGGGCTCGCACCAGATCTCGTAGCCGAGATCCGTCGCCCTCTTGCAGAAGGCCACGTCCTCACCGTATACCGGCATCGGAAGGAAGCAGGTCTTGTACGTCTCCATCACGTGCTTCAGGATC